TGTTGGATCTACTACAGTTACGGTCATCGGAGTTACCACTGTAACTGGAATTGCTCAGGGAAAATTACCAACCGCAACATTACAAGTTACAAATTTTAAAGTACTAACAACTGAACTGGTATCCTCATCCGATAATACACTATATACAAGACTTCCAAAAAATAATATATCATCAGTAGATTTAACAGATGCTACTTTAAGTATTAGAAAATCTTTTACCGTTAATATTGCATCAAATGAACTATCAATTCCTGTAAGTGCAGGAACAAATGAAACATTTTTATCTTTTGATGATGACAGATACTCATTAATTAGATCTGATGGTTCTACAGAGTTGCTAACCTCTGATAAATTTTCATTTATTAGTGGTGGTACACAACTTCAAATTTATAATTTGGGTTCCAATAATACCGGTGCAACACTCACAGCAACTTTAAGAAAAACAAAACCAAAAGCAAAGGCAAAAAGAAAAAATAGAGTTAATAGTATTATAATTGATAAGTCAAAAAATGAAGGAGCAGGTATTGGTAGTACGACATTAAATAATGGATTAACATTTGGAAATTATGCTTTTGGCACTAGAGTTGAAGATCAAAATATTTCATTAAATACACCAGATATAATTGAACTTCATGGTATTTTTGAATCAGTAGACACTGCAAATCCCTCTGCACCAAAAATGGTTCTTTCATCTATTAATGGACCAACAAAGACTACATCTGATTTAATAATTGGAGAAGAAATTTTAAGTCAAAATGGAAATACCATTGGCATTGTTGCTGAAAAATTAACTTCATCACAAATTGTTTTTATATACAAAAATGATAATACCTTTAAAGAAGGTGAATCAGTAATTTTTAGGGATTCCAATATTCAAGCAATAATTACTACTTTAAATTCACCAAGTTTTAATATTTCTTCAAATTATACATTTACAGTTGGACAAAAAGGATCTTTTTACGACTATGGATTTATTACTAAAAAACCAAATGCAGATACACCAAGTAAGAAAATAATAATTTATTTTTCAAATGGTTTTTATGATTCTGCTGATGATGGTGATATCACAACGGTAAATTCATATAGTACATTTGATTATAGTAGTGAGATTAAAACAATTAATGGAGTAGCAAATTCTGATATAATTGATATTAGACCAAGAGTTTCCTCTTATACCGTTTCCGAAAATGCAAGATCTCCTCTTGAATTTTTGGGAAGAACTTTTAATGCATCAGGAAATTCTGCAGCAAATATTCTTGCATCTGATGAATCAATCATAACAAATTTCTCATTCTACTTGGGAAGAATTGATAGAATTTATTTAACAAGAAATGGAGAATTTCAAGTTAAGTATGGAACTCCGGATGAAAATCCAGAAATGCCAGTTTCTGTCGATGATGCATTAGAAATTGCATCTATTACTCTTCCACCATACCTATACACAACGCAAACAGCATCTATAAGATTTTTAGAGCACAAAAGATATAGAATGGTTGATATTAAACAACTTGAAAATAGAATTAAAAGTTTAGAATATTATACTACACTATCCTTACTTGAAACAAATACCACATCACTTTTTGTTTCAGATTCAAATGGATTAAATAGATTTAAATCTGGATTTTTTGTAGATAATTTTACTTCAACATCAACACAAGAAAATGCTGTTGAAGTTAAAAATTCTATTGATATACAACAAAAAGAATTGAGACCAAAACATTATACAACTTCAGTTGATTTGATATTTGGTCCCGTAGTAAATGTAGATCCAACAGCAGATAAAGCATTTTCTTCTGTTCAAGGAACTAATATTACAAAAACTGGTGATATTATTACTTTAGATTATGAGGAAGTTGAATGGTTACGTCAAGCATTTGCAACAAGATCTGAAAGTGTTACTCCATTTATTGTCAGTTTTTGGAAAGGTATTTTAGAACTACTTCCAGCAACTGATACTTGGGTAGATACGGTAAGACTTGAAGCAAAAATTATTGATGTTGAAGGAAATTATAAGTCTACTATTAGTGATCTAGGTGCCGATCCTCAGACCGGATTTGTACCTACTGTTTGGAATTCTTGGGTTGATAATTGGACAGGACAAGAAATTGTAAACTCGGCACAAAGAAAAACTGAATCTTCTTCTGTAACATTTGGAAGAGGTGGTTGGCCTAATGGTGGAGATGACAACCCAGCAGCTTGGGTAGAAAGAACTACTACTAAAACCATTGAAGATACATTCCGTGAAGTAATAGATACTGGTGTAAAAAATAGGACTGGTGTAAGAGTTGCAATTACAGAACAATTTGATCGTACTTCTCAAGGTGATAGAACTTTAAGTAGAGATCTTATTTCTTTTATGAGATCTAGAAATATTCAATTTGTCAATAAAAATGTAAAACCTCTAACACAATTATATGCATTCTTTGATGGTGTTGATGTAACAAAATATTGTGTTCCAAAATTACTAGAAATCAATATGCTTTCTGGTGTATTTGCGGTTGGAGAAACTGTGATAGGTGCAGTAAATGCAATTGGATTGGGCCCAGATTTATCAAACCAAGCACCAAGAATTACTTTTAGAGTTGCACAGGCAAATCATAAAGAAGGTCCTTATAATTTACCTACTACTACATTTGCAGAAAGTCCATATAATCCAAATACATTCTCTACTACAACTACCATTATTAACAATGCTGCTGGTGGTACAGGAGGAACTTTTGCAACAGGACTTGAAGTTCCATCAATTACAAGATTATCTGCGACATATTCTTCGACCTCAAGTATTTTAAATGTTGATACTTTTTCATTAGCAAATGCACCTCAAGGAGAATTTGGTGGTTGGGTAGAATCTGGAATGACTTTAATTGGTAGCACCAGTGGAGCTAGAGCAACTATTACAAATGTCAGATTAATTTCCGATCTGAGTGCTGTATTAATTGGAAGTTTCTTTATTCCAAATCCAAATAGTAATATTCATCCTAGATTTGCAACTGGAACTAAAGTACTTACATTTACAAATAATAATTTAAATAACCAGAATGTAGCAACAACTATTTCTGAAGAAGCATTCTCAGCAAGTGGAACTCTGGAAACAATTCAAGAAAATATTATTTCTGTTAGAAATGCTAGAGTTGAAAATAAACAACAATTTGAAGAAGAAGCAATTAGAAAAACATCTGGAACACAAATTGTTGGTAGTAGGATTGTCTCATCAGTTGATAGTGAACAAATAATTGGTTGGTATGATCCAATAGCACAATCTTTCTTAGTTTTAGAAGCAACTGGAGTATTTTTAACTAGTTGTGATGTTTTCTTCGAGACTAAAGATGATACTGATATTCCATTAACGTTCCAATTAAGAACGATGCAGAATGGATATCCAACTCAAAAAGTTCTTCCTTTTTCCGAAGTTAGTTTTGAACCTAGTCAAGTTAATGTATCAAGCAACGGATCTGTTGCTACTCGAATTAACTTCAAAGCACCTGTATACCTAGAAGGTGGAACCGAATATGCTATATGTCTTGCATCGGTCTCTACAAAATATAGAGTCTTTATTTCAAGAGTAGGTGAAACTGATTTGTTAACGCAATCATTTATATCTAATCAACCATATCTTGGATCTCTTTTTAAATCTCAAAATGCTTCAACTTGGGAAGCAAGTCAATGGGAAGATCTTAAATTTACTTTATATAGAGCTGATTTTGTAGGATCAGGAACTGTAGAAGTTTATAGCCCAGAACTTTCTGCAGGTAATAATCAAATTGCTAAATTGTTACCAAATTCTCTTAATTTTAATTCTAAAAAAGTTAAAATTAGTTTAGCATCCACTATTACTAATTTAAATGACTTTGCTGTTGGAAATACTATTTTACAAGTTGGTACAAATGCATCGGGAAATTATGTAGGAAGTGCAGGTACTGCAACTGGTACATTAAATATCATTAATGCTGGTATTGGATATACTCCATCATCTGGTGGTCAAACTTTTACTGGACTTAGTTTAGAAACAATTACTGGATCTGGCAGAGATGCAACTGCTAATATTACTATAAGCAATGGTGTTGCAGTTGGAGCAACTATTAATGCCGGAGGCAGTGGATATCAAATCGGAGACGTTCTTGGAATTTCCAGTGGAGCATTAACTGTTGGAAAAAATATTCGATTATCATTGTCGGGTATTGCTAATATCAATCAAATTATAGTGGATAACGTTCAAGGTGATTTTATTACTGGAGCAGGAAAAACTGTTCAGTTTGTAAATAATTTAGGAATTACAACAAACTTAAATGGTGGCATAGGTATACTAGCTACTGGCACAATAATTACCGAAACTGATGGAAGACATATTAAGATAGATCATAAAAACCATGGAATGTATTTTAATAATAATTTAGTTATAATTTCTAATGCACAATCTGATATCAGACCGACTAAATTAAGCATTGCTCTTGCAGCAGATTCTACTGGATCAATATCAGTCGATGATTCAAGTGCATTTTCTACTTTTGAAAATGTTGGAGTTGGCACTACTAATGCAGGGTATTTACGTATTGGAGATGAAGTTATTTCATATACTTCAGCATCTGGAGGAGTTATTGGTGGAACAATTGTTAGAGGAACAAATCCAATAACTCATCCAATTGGAGCACCTGTTTATAAGTATGAATTAAATGGAGTTTCATTAAGAAGAATTAATAAAACTCATGATTTGAACAATGTAACGATTTCTAATCCAATTACTTTTGATTCTTATAATGTTAATATTGACATGACCACTGATGGTATTAATAGAAGTGTAGGAACTAGTTTCCCAATTCTTTATGCAAATCAAACAAAATCATCCGGTGGATATAATATTGGAGCAACACAAAACATACCTTTTGAAATTATTACTCCAAATATTCATAATGTGACTGTTCATGGTACTTCATTAAGTGCTGAGGTAAACACCGTTACTGGATCTAGTATTAGTGGAAATGAAATTCCATTTACTGATATTGGATTCCAACCTATTACAATTAATGCTCCAAATTATCTTGATAGTACAAGAATTATTGCATCTAAGGTAAATGAAGATAGTAAATTATCTGTTATGCCTGGAAATAAGTCAATGAATATAAGATTGACTCTTGGAACAACTAATAGTAAAGTTACTCCTGTAATAGACACCCAAAGAATAAGTGCAATATTTACTTCAAATAGAGTCAATGATGAAATTGAAAACTATGCAACCGATCCAAGAGTAGATTCTATTAATGAAGATCCATCAGCATTCCAATATATTTCAGGAGAAACTACATTAGAAACTCCAGCATCCTCTATTAAAATTATATTAGATGCACATATAAATCTTTATTCAGATATTCGTGCATTTTATGCAATTAGTGATAATCAAAACTCTGAACCAATTTTTATTCCTTTCCCAGGATATAACAATTTAAATTCCAAAGGTGAAATTATTAATTTTGAGGATAGCGATGGCAGTTCGGATAAATTTATTTCTTCATCTAGTGCTTTAGGGTTTATTCCACAAGAACTTGAATACAGAGAGCATACATTTACAGCAGACCAATTACCTGCATTTAGATCATATAGAATTAAACTTGTTATGACATCAACTAATCAAGTTTATGTTCCCAGAATCCGCAATTTACGGGTAATTGCACTTGCCTGATATGGATTATATTAAAGTAAAGGGACATGATCATTTAATTAGAGATACTAAAACAAATTCTATTATTAATACTAATGTGTCTGAATATAATGAATATATTTCTAGAAGAGACTCTAAATTAAAAGAGAATCAAAAAGTACAAAACTTGGAATCTGATGTTGCTAATATGAAAGAAGATTTAGATGAAATTAAATTTTTGCTTAGGAGGTTAATCAATGAATCCTGATGAAGTAACACTTGAAAATTTGAACAAAAATTTTGAATATGTAAAATTTAGTAATCAAATAGATACTATAAATGATATCGAAGATCTTAAAAATCTTGCAAAATGTTATTTTAAATTATATCTTAAACAGCAAGAAGTTCTTGGACATCTTGGACAATTTCCAATGTTTAAATCATAAATATTTCTAAAGGAAAATAATAAATGGCGCAACCATCAACTAGACAAGAACTTATAGACTATTGCAAAAGAAAACTGGGCGCGCCTGTACTTGAAATTAATGTTGCTGATGAACAGATTGATGATTTGGTTGATGATGCAATTCAATTTTTTCAAGAAAGACATTTTGATGGAGTTTATGCTGCCTTTTTTAAATATAAAATAACAGCAGCAGATATTTCTCGTGGTACAGCAGTAGTAGGATCTAGTAATGTGGTTGGAATTGCAACCACTACTGCAACAACAACTATTGTTGGAACAGCAACAACTTTTTCATATACAGAAAATAGTAATTATATTCAACTTCCTCCCAATGTTATTGGTGTAAATAAAATTTTTACATTTGATGGGGCTAACACTACACGAGGCATGTTTAGTCTTAAATATCAAATGTTTTTAAATGACATTTATTTTTTAGGAGCTACAGAACTCTTAAATTTTGCAATGGTTAAAACATATCTAGAGGATTTAGATTTTCTTTTAAATACACAAAAACAAATTCGATTTAATAAAAGGCAAGATAGATTATATTTGGATATTGATTGGGGAGTTGTAAAAGAAAATGATTATTTTATTATTGATTGTTATTCGACATTAGACCCGAATGACTATGCCAGAGTTTATAATGATTCTTTTATTAAACCATACTTAACTTCATTGATTAAACGTCAATGGGGACAAAATATGATGAAGTTTACTGGAGTTAAGCTCCCTGGTGGAGTTGAGTTGAATGGAAGGCAAATGTATGATGATGCACAAAAAGAATTGGATATGCTTATGGAAAAAATGTCTAATACGTATGAACTCCCACCATACGATATGATTGGTTGAACTATGCTTAACCCATTTTTTCTTCAAGGATCCAAATCAGAACAGGGTCTAATTCAAGACCTTATAAATGAACAACTGCGAATGTATGGTGTAGAAGTTCATTATCTTCCAAGAAAATATATAACAGAAAAAACTGTAATAAGGGAGGTTATTGAATCCTCATTTGATCTTGCATATCCAATTGAAGCATATATTGAAAACTTTGATGGTTATGGTGATAATACTACAATTTTATCAAAGTTTGGTATTCAAGCACTTAATGAACTAACAATTGTAATATCAAAAGAAAGATTTGAAGAATATATAGCACCATTAATTAAGGGACAGTCTAATATTAAATTATCTACAAGACCTAAAGAAGGAGATTTAATTTATTTTCCTTTAGGTGATAGATTGTTTGAAATTAAATTTGTTGAGCACGAACAACCTTTCTATCAACTTCAACAAAATTATGTTTATACTTTAAAATGTGAACTGTTTAGATATGAAGATGAAGACATTAATACTTCAATTGACTTTATTGATGATAACATTTCTGGAAGTGGTATCTCAACAATTTCTCTTGGGGTAACACAAAAATTAACTATGATAGGTGCAGGAGTAACTGCAACTGCTGCTGTTGTTTCTCTTGTAAGTGGTGGTATAAGATTCTTTACCGTTACAAATAGGGGTGGTGGATATACATCTGCACCAAGAGTCGCAATATCTTCAGCACCTTCTGGTGGAGTAACTGGTATTGGTTCAGCAACAATGATTGGTGGTATTGTTGTTTGTGCAGAAAATGTAAATCCCTCGGCAAGATCCGTTCAATCAGTAGAGGTTATTAATCCTGGTGCAGGATACACAATTGCTCCTCAAGTACTATTTTTTGGAGATGGAGTTGGAGCAGCTGCTACAGCAACTATTGGAAATAATATTGTTGGAATAATTACTATAACAAATGCTGGTGGTGGATATGTTGGCATACCTACAATTACATTCACTGGATCTGCAACAGTATCTGCAGCTGCAACTGCTATTGTAAGTGCAGGTGGATCAATTACTCAAATTAGAATTACAAATGCTGGATTGGGATATACTACATCACCAATTATTACTATTGCAAACCCACCACAAATTGTAGGTGTTGGAACTTTCATTTTTAATGAACTTGTAACAGGTTCTACAAGTGGAACAACTGCAAGAGTTAGATCTTGGAGTGTTGTAACTAATGTATTAGAAGTTGCATCCGTTTCTGGTTCATTTGCACCAGGAGAAACTATTGTTGGAACAGCATCAAGTGCTTCAAGAAAACTCAGAACTATTGACAATTTTGCAGTTCAAGATGGATATTCTGATAATAGTGATATAGAGACAGAGGCAGAAGATATTATTGATTTTAGTGACACTAATCCATTCGGAATGCCATAGTATAAATATTAGTTATTACTTGGTCAATCGATAATATCGGAACTTAAAAAAATGTTTGAATATTTCTATCACGAAATCTTAAGAAGAACTGTAGTTTCTTTTGGTTCTTTATTTAATGAAATCAACATTAAGCATACAGATAATTCTGATAATGTAAAAAGTGTAATTAAAGTTCCACTTTCATACGGTCCTACGCAAAAATTTCTTGCAAGATTAGAGCAATCACCAGATTTAAACAAACCGGTTCAAATTACATTACCAAGAATGTCATTTGAATTTACTGGTCTAACTTATGATTCAACTCGCAAATCTACAACAACACAGACTTTTCTTGTAAAATCTCCAACTGACGGAACTGAAACCAAAAAAGTTTATCTCCCAGTTCCATATAATATGCAATTTGAATTGAGTATTATGGCCAAATTAAATGATGATGCTCTTCAAATTATTGAACAAATTTTACCATATTTTCAACCATCATATTCAATGACACTTGAATTGTTAGATGTTATTAATGAAAAAAGAGATGTTCCTGTGGTTCTTGAAAATATTACGATGCAGGATGATTATGAAGGCAATTTTACCACAAGAAGAGTTCTTATTTATACATTAAGGTTTAATGTTAAAACTTATCTCTTTGGTCCCGTTTCTTCTGCAACGAGAGATATTATCAAAAGCACTGCTGTGGGATTTGTTGCTGGAGATAGTAACAGCACAACAAGAGATATTGTTTATACATCAACACCAAGAGCCACTAAAAATTACACTGGTACAGTGTTAACTAACTTATCAAAAGATATTGTTGCAACAGATACTTTAATTACAGTTAGCAGCGCAGCATCTATCGTTAAAGGTGTGTACTTAGAGATTGAAGGAGAAGAAGTATATGTAACACTTGTAACTGGAAACGTTCTTACAGTTGAAAGAGGTAGGGATGGCACCACAATTACAGCACATACTTCTGGAGCACAAGTCAAATCAATTACTACAGCAGATAACTTGTTAATTGAAGAGGGTGATGATTTTGGATTTAGTGGATCTATAGCATGAAAATGACAAAAAAATTTGATAAACTCAATGAAACTTTTAATGTAGATAGTGATATAGTTTCTATAGATGTAGAATCTGAAACCGTAACCGAAAAAATAGAGAAAGTTGCATTAGTAGTAGATGATGTTAAAAAAGATTATGATTATACTAGAGGAAATTTATACTCTCTGATAGAAAAAGGTCAAGAAGCAATCAATGGAATTCTTGAATTAGCACAAGAATCGGAGATGCCCCGTGCATATGAAGTTGCCGGACAATTAATTAAGAGTGTAGGTGACATTACAGATAAACTATTAGATCTTCAAAAGAAAGTAAAAGATATTGACGACGACAAGCCAAAAGGTCCAACCACAGTTAATAATGCACTTTTTGTAGGATCAACTGCAGAACTGGCAAAACTTTTAAAACAACAAAAACTAGATAATGAAAACATTTAAACAATTTCAAGAAGAGTGGTCTAATAAATATAAAAAAGATATTGATTGCTCAAATTCAAAAGGATTTTCTCAACGTGCTCATTGTGCAGGGAGAAAAAAAAGAGCAAGAGGTGAAGAAACTAAATCTAAATCAGTTGAATGAATAATCCCAGAATTGCAAGAAAACCTGGACAATCAACAAATTCTAAAAAACACTCTGACCTTTATACCGATGAAAATCCTAAAGGTACTATTGGTGGATTAGGGTTTAAAGATGTTGCAACAGCAAAACAATCAGTTTCTAAAATTAAAGACTCTGGAAAAACCCATGCACATAAAATTCAGGCAGCAATTGCTATGGAACAAAGAGCAAAAGTAATGGGTAAAAGTTCAGAAGCAGCAGTTTTTAGAAGTTTTATTAATTCTATGAAAGAAAAAACAAAAAAAATGAACGAAGAATCTGAATCCAAAAAGTGTAAACCAGGATACTATTATTGCTTTACTAACAAAGAATGCAAACCAATTCCACCGGGATTTATGATTGATCCTGCTGGAATGCTTGCAAAAGAAAATGGACATACTGTAGATGAAGCATGTTGGGTTGGTTATAAGCAAGTTGGGATGAAGAAGAAAGGAAAAAAAATTGTTCCAAACTGCGTTAAAGAAGAAGGTCTTCGTGCTTGGTTTGGCAAATCTAAATCAGATGGTGGAAAACCTGGTTGGGTGCAATCAGACGGATCTCCTTGTGCTAACGAACCAGGAGAAACCAAAACTCCAAAGTGTTTCTCAAGATCTAAATTAGCAAGTATGAGTAAAGGAGAAATAGCATCTGCGGTAAGAAGGAAAAGAGAACAAGACCCAGGACAGCAATCAAAGTCAGGTGCTGCAAAGCCAACTTATGTATCCACAGATTCCCCCAAAAAGAAAATGAATGAAAATCATAAAGCAATTGCTAGTGGAAAGGAAAAGGATGAAGAAGGATATATGGCAAATACCGAGATGGATACAATTAACAGTGCTGTTAAAAAATTAAGAAAAAATATTAAAAAGGGTGACATACAATTGCCTGCATGGGTTCAATCTAAAATCACTAAAGCAGCAGATTACATTGATACTGCAGCAGACTATTTGGATAGTGAAGAAATGTCCGAAGAGTCAGATGCTAAAGGAAAAGGTAGTGGAACAAAGGATGCTTGTTACACTAAGGTCAAATCTCGTTATAGTGTTTGGCCTTCTGCATATGCATCTGGAGCACTTGTAAAGTGTCGTAAAGTTGGTGCTGCTAATTGGGGTAATAAATCAGAAAGTTATGAACTTTCTAATTGGAGAGATGAATTTAAAGCAATGGAATATGAGTTTGTAGACCTAATCAAACCAGAACCTTTAGTTAGTAAAGTTCTTGATGAAAAGTGCTGGGCTGGATATAAGAAGAAAGGTATGAAAACAATGTTTGGAAAGAAATATCCAAATTGTGTAAAAGAAGAAGAAAAAGATACATGTAATCATACTCATAAAGGAGAAGCATGTCCAACTCACGGCAAAAAAGAATGTCCAACTGAGGTAAGTGAGGCAACTCGTTTACAAGCAGACACTGGTAACATTCTTGCAGTTATTCTTTCATGGAAGGGTAAAACATATTCTGTTAAAATGTTCTTCCCTCAAGTTGGAATGCCAAATAGAAAGGATGTAACATCAGAAATTCAAAAAATTTATCCTGGTGCATTGGTTCTTCAATATAATGTTTCTTCACTTCAACCAGGAATGCCACTGATTCAAGTAGTAAATTCAAAGTCAAAGAATTACAACATGAATGAAGAGTCTGCTGCATGGCAAAGAAAAGAAGGTAAAAATCCTGAAGGTGGTTTAAATGCAAAGGGAGTTGCATCGTATAGAAGAGAAAATCCAGGTTCAAAATTGCAAACTGCAGTTACAACAGAACCATCAAAATTAAAACCAGGATCAAAAGCAGCAAATCGTAGAAAATCATTCTGTGCCCGGATGGGTGGAATGCCTGGTCCTATGAAAGATGAAAAAGGTCGTCCAACTAGAAAAGCACTTTCTTTAAGAAAGTGGAATTGTTAATATAAAAGGTTTACATTATGGTTGACAATATTTACTTAGGTAATCCTTTATTAAAAAAGGCAAATACCTCAATGGAGTTTACTCAGGAACAAATTCTTGAGTTTATGAGATGTAAAGAAGACCCCGTATATTTTGCAAAAAATTATGTAAGAATTGTAACTCTTGATCATGGTCTAATGCCATTTGATCTTTATCCTTTTCAAGAAAAACTTGTTAATAATTTTCACAATAACAGATTTAATATCTGTAAAATGCCTAGACAAACAGGCAAAAGTACTACTGTAGTATCATATCTTCTTCACTATGCAGTTTTTAATGACAATGTAAATATTGGTATTCTTGCAAACAAAGCAGCAACAGCAAGAGAACTTTTAGACCGTCTTCAAACTGCATATGAAAATCTTCCTAAGTGGATGCAGCAAGGTGTTATTTCTTGGAACAAAGGTTCATTAGAACTTGAAAATGGTTCTAAAATTATGGCTGCCTCAACTTCAGCTTCTGCTGTTCGTGGTATGTCTTTTAACATATTATTTTTGGACGAATTTGCGTTTGTTCCAAATCATATTGCAGAGTCATTTTTTGCATCAGTATATCCAACAATTACTTCAGGTCAAAACACAAAGGTAATTATTGTTTCAACACCACATGGTATGAATCATTTCTACCGAATGTGGCACGATGCCGAAAAAGGAAAAAATGGATATATTTTTACTGATGTGCATTGGAGTGAAGTTCCCGGTAGAGATTCTGCCTGGAAAGCACAGACAATTGCTAACACAAGTGAACAACAGTTTAAGGTTGAGTTTGAATGCGAATTTCTTGGATCTGTTGATACATTGATTGCACCATCTAAACTCAGGAACTTCGTCTATGACCATCCTAAGACCCGTAATGCTGGTTTAGATGTTTATGCGAGTGCAAGTGAGGATTGTGATTATATAATGACTGTAGACGTTGCTAGAGGGGTAGGAAACGATTACTCAGCATTCGTTGTGGTAGACATTACACAGTTTCCCCATAAGGTTGTGGCAAAATATAGAGATAATGAAATCAAGCCAATGATGTTTCCAAGTGTAATTTATGAAGTCGCAAAAAATTACAACAATGCTTTTATCTTATGCGAAGTAAATGATGTAGGAGATCAGGTTGCTAGCATCCTTCAATACGACCTTGAGTATCAAAACATTCTAATGTGTTCTATGAGAGGTAGGGCTGGTCAGATAGTTGGTCAAGGATTTTCTGGTAAGAAAACTCAATTAGGAGTTAAAATGTCCAAGACGGTTAAAAAAATTGGATGTCTTAATTTAAAAACAATGATTGAAGAAGATAAACTTATCTTCAATGATTACGAAATTATTAGTGAACTTACAACTTTCATTCAGAAACATAATTCTTTTGAGGCGGAAGAAGGTTGTAATGATGATCTAGCAATGTGTCTTGTAATATATGCTTGGTTAGTTTGTCAGGATTATTTTAAAGAACTTACTGATCAAGATGTTAGAAAACGTCTTTATGATGAACAAAAAAATCAGATAGAACAAGATATGGCACCCTTTGGTTTTGTTTCTGATGGGTTAGATGAAACAAGTTTTGTTGATTCTGAGGGTGATCGTTGGTTTGCTGATGAATATGGTGATAGATCATATATGTGGGAATACAGGTAGCAGTGGAAATTGATAAGCAAATAAAATTAAGTCATTTATTACTCAATGACAGAAAATGTAGAGTTTGTGGTGAACTTAAAAATTTAGTAGGAGAGTTTTATAGAACACGTAAAGATAGAGGACCTGTTGCATCTTCGTATTCTTATGAGTGTAAAGAATGTGCCAAAAAAAGAGTAAATGAACGTAAAAAAAATAAATCATCTTCAATTGAATACAAATATCCTGATTGGTGATACTCACGGCTCGTTTCCCCAGTGTAAAGTAGTTTTTTAATAAATATTTCCAGACAAACAGAGAATTACGGAGAAAAAAATGGCGACTCCTCAATTATCTCCAGGCGTACTCGTCAGAG